AGATGCAGCAAGCCCAACATTCGCGGCTGTCGCTGTAGTTAATGCGCCAACATACTTACCTATCGCTAGTATTAATACTGTGTTAATTACATCGCCGATTATATCTAGGTTGTTTGCTAAACCCAGAATACCATCACCCAAAGCATCTACCGCGCTTGTTACGCCATCGCTTTCACCAACAAACTTGATAAGAGCATTTGTGGATGCTTCCATCTTCTGCGCGTAGGTTTTTTGTGCTGTCGAATAGTCGCCGTCAATTTTACCCTTGTACGCTTCTAATGATTTAATCAGTATATCGGCAGTAATTAAACCTTCACCCGCTAACTTTCTTAACTCGCCCGCATTCTTACCGGTAGCCTTGCTGACGGCTTCCATTATGATTGGCGCTTGTTCTGCTATAGAGTTGAATTCGTCGCCACGTAATGCGCCACTCGCTAAAGCTTGACCTAATTGGCGAATTGAACCCGCGGCTTCTTGTGTTGATGCGCCACCAATAGCAAAAGCTTTATTGATTGAACCCGTTATATCTAAAAGTCTATCTTGACTAATATTCAATTCACGCGTTGAGCGTTCAAGCTTGGCGTATAATTCAACTGTACTATCTACCGCTGTGCCGGTATTTGAGGCGCTAGCGAATAAAGCATCAGTAACAATTGTTAATTGCTCTGTGTCTTTTGTAGCTAGTTTTAGTTTGTTAGTAATCGAAGTGAAAGTGTCGGCATAACTAATAGCTTTACCTGCTGCCACACCAAATGCCGCAGTCATTGCCACAGTGCTTAAATTAAGCGAATTAGCCCAATCTTTATGTGCTTTGGCGTTTTGTTTGAGTTGTTTTTCGTTAGCAGTGAGCGCCGTACCTGTGCGCTTCATGCCTTTTTCGAAGTTTGATGAGTCTGCTGTAATTTTTACGCTCAATGCGCCTATTTGTGAATTAGCCATTACAGTACGTCAACTCCATCATTTATTAATTCTTGTCGTCTGTCCATCATGCGGTCAAAATCGCTTTCTTGAACATTACCAACCGTTTTAGGTCGCTTGGCTTCTATAATTACATTAACTTCCGCAGGAGTCATTAGCCAATAATCACTTGGTGATATTTGAAACTCACCAACTAACAACTGATATAAATCATCCCACGGATAGTCTTTAATTATATTTGCGCTTACTTTTTCGCTTTCTTGCCACTGTCTTTTTTTTTCGGTTCAGGGAAAAAAGCCGACAACAAGTAACTTAACATTGTGTTAGCTTCAAGCATTGACGTAGCACCATCGGAAAACATGTTTTCATAAACGCTTTCTTGAGTAGTGCTTGCCCCTGCATGATTTAACACCAATGAAATAAATTTAGCAACATGGCTGAATCTAACATCACCGCTAAGCTGTCGAGATACTAAAACGCCTAGTGACATTTCAGAATCTACATCATCAACAACCGCCATTGTGACTAGCAAAGAATAATCTTTTCCTTGCCACGTTAGATCTAACTTTTTGCGTAAGCTCATTTATTAAGTCCCTGCAACAAATACAACCGCACCAGAAGATGCAAAGCTAGCTTCAAATGTCATAATACCATTTGATTCGCCAGTGTAGCTTGGTGCGCCTGTCATGGCTGCATCAAACGTCAAAGTTGAGCCGTCCGGGTATGTTTTAACAACTGGGAAAATCTGACTCGCTGCAAAATAAGCTTTCATCAATTCCAAGTTTTTAGCAAGTCCTGAGATAGAAAATTCAGCGCCTTTTAAACCTGCTTCTGCTAAAAACTCACCCCAACCGCCTGAGTTATCATCCGTAGTATCTAACATTTCATTGCTGAAAGAAATACCCTTTGAGTTAACACCAACAATTGTTGACCCGCCTAATGTGAAAGTTACATCACGCCCTTTAATACCGATTCCAACACTCATACACTACCCCTTAAGGTTTTAATTTTGCCTATAGTGGCAATGGTTCAAAAATAATTTCGTACTGTTGCACGCTGTTTCTAGTTAATCCGTCTGGCTGTACTGCTAATTGCCTAAACGTTTCGTTAATGCCTGTTATACCATATGTGGCTGTGTTTGGCATATCCCACCGATTAAGTGCTGCGTAAACGCTATCGGATAGGTTATTTATCTCTTTTGAGCCACGGTATCTACTAAAGCCGACAATCTGAACAGTAGCAATAAAACCTGTTTCTGTGTCTGTGTCGTTAGTCACTGGTTGTATATTATCAACACGTACAAAAGGATAATTACTTTCATCTTGCGGCACATGATCGAACACTGGTTCTGTCAATAATAGTGTTAACCTGTCATATATCGCTTTGAATATTTCGTTCACTTAGCCGCCGCCTTTATTTGATTGCCGATAGCTTGTTCTAGATTCTTTTTATATGTGTCTATTTTACTATATAAAGCAGGATTTAGCCACGGTCTGTTCATTACTGTCTCAAGGAAAAAGCCGTAATCGACGTTAGTTCCAACAAAAGCCACTTTCTTTCCTTTTACATGCTCTAAAGCTATTGAACCCATTAAACGACCTGTGTCATTATTCGGGCTTTCGCCTTCCTTAGCTGCAACATGGTCATAAGGTTTACCACCTGCTGTGTACCTTGTAACATACGTACCCATGCTGGGCATTCTAATACTTTTGATAGCTGCTTTTTGAACTTTTATCGCTGTAATTCTCACCGCATCATCGATAGCTTGTTCGGCGTTAATATTAAAATTATTCAACGCCGATAATAGAGCCTTGCCGCCTATGATTTTTACTGTCATGTTGCTACTGATTTACTGGCTATAACATCAATCCATATTGTAGAATCTTGCACTGATTGTATTTTGTGAATATTATAATAATCACCTTCATATAATATACGCATGTTATTCTCTAAACCTGCAACATACTCGAAGCTGAACTTTCTTAAATACTCCGAGTTAATATGCTCATCCAGTAGCAACTCTTTACCGCTTGTTACTTTTACAAAACCTGTGACACTAGCAAAAGTTATCCACGCTGTAGTGTAACCACCTTGCCCGTCTGAAGTTTCTGTTAACGACTCAAAAGCAAACGGTTTCGTAAAGTCTGCAAATGTATCATTTACAAAACTACTAGCCAATGATTTGAATGACGAAACGCTCATTAGGTACGTACCAAAGTATCAGCATCTTCTAACAATGGTCGCAACTGAGCATTAACGCGCGTCAATTGTGTGTTTGTACTACTACCGCCTTTGAAGTATTCAACTTCCAACGTATCAAGTTTTTCAGACTTAATATTGTTGTTACTGGTGTTAGCTAACAACACACCGCTATTCGCATAAATTGCCGCTTCCATTTGAGCGTTTTTAAGCTCTTTGGGTATCACATCACTAGCAAGAACATAACCATATAAAGTGACGCCTTGTCGCGGATAGATTAGCTCTTGAGTTGAACTAGAACGATAACCTTGCAAGCTATTTTCAACCGACTGCAAATAGTCAACGGCTTTGATTAGCTCTTGCTCGCGATCGCCCACTGTTGCGCCAACGGTTAAACCACGGGCTGTCGCGTAAACTGTATAATCCGCATCAGTAACAAAACTATTTGCATTCGCTACTTGTGAACCATCCTCAATAATTAAGCTCACTTATTTTCTAGCTTTTTTAACGGGTTTAACTTCTATTAATGCGCCAGTGTCGATTAATGATTGAACGAGTTCAGGCTTCGCTTCTGCAATACCTTCGCAATCAAATTCCAAACCGTATGCACGACAATTAGCTGCTTTATTTTGTAGTTGTACTTTCATGTTAGCCCCTCAAATAAATATTATAAAAGCCACTCCGAAGAATGGCTTTGAAATATTTAGTTGCTATGCACTTAAAGAAGTTAAGCGAGCAAGACCACGACGGTTAAAGTTTACAAAGTTGCTGTAAGATTTAACGCGAGTGATTGACTCATCTTTAGACTCTGCAAGACCAACTTGGTCAACAGCAATACCAACTGGAACACCATCAGGATGAATAAATGATTGACCAATTTTCATTGAACCATCATCAAAACAACCAGCGTAGATAGAACTCAAGTTACCACCAGTTAATGCTGCACCGTTGGCAGTTTCTGCGCTTGAAAGGTAATCGTTTTGGAAGATAGGAACGCCGTTATAAACGTCAACATTTCTGCTGCGACCGTTGCCCATATCAAAAGCGATAGTTTCGTTAACGCCACCCAAAGCACGTACAAGTGTACGATATTTACGTAGTTGAGCGCCAGTTGCGATAAGGTAATCAACTTCGCCATCTTTAGCTTTTACAAGGTCAAGCAATTCATCTAATAACTCAAAAGATAAAGCTTGTCCTGCTGAAGCAGTAGTATATTGACTTGCGTCAGTTAAAGAGGCGTATGAGTGCATTTGTGGAGAAGTACCAGTACCGCTAGCCATACCTGATTGGATCAAACGACCAACAGATTTCGCTTTGCTTGATACTTCTGCCATCATTTGATCTACGCCGCCAGATAATGATTGCGCTTGAACCAAGCCATTCATTTCAGCATCACCAACAATAGTAATTGCAGTGAAAGGGGTTTGAATTGCAGTGCTTGCAGCTTTAGCGGTAATAGTTCCACCGATTGCAAGGTTTTGTGCATCACCTAAAGTATCTTCACGGTTAACTAGGATAGCTTGACCCGCATAGCCAGTGTAGGGCATAACGTTGAAAATAGGGTTTGTAGTAATGATGTCTTCAACGATACCTGTAACGATTTCGTTGTTAATGAA